CGCTTGGCGGCAGGCAAGGACACCGGTGTCGTCCACTTCGACGACGGCCATGTCCGCATCACCGCTGATCTACCCAAGAAAGTCGACTGGGACCAGACGCGGCTCGCCGAGATCACCCGTCGCATTGCAGCCAACGGCGACGACCCGTCCGAGTACGTGGAGATCAGCTACCGGATCTCGGAAACCAAGTTCAACGCGTGGCCCGAGTCGCTCAAGAGCGCCTTCGCCCCGGCACGCACCCTCAAGACCGGCAAACCGGGCTTTCGTCTCGCTCTGCTTCAGGAGTAATCGCCATGAAAACCAAACCTACGCTGCTCGAACTGCTGCGCAAACAACCCGAGATGTACCTCCGGGATCTGCCCGAAACCATTCGTATCCCGGCGCTGGATGGCAACCGCCCCGACGAAGTGGTGCGTCGGCTGGAGGACGCCACCATCGATGACGTGGCATTCGCGATCCAGGGCCTGGAGTCCGAAACCCGCGTTATCCATCGGCGCCTGAGTGGCCTGCGCGACCTGTACGAAATGGCCCGCAAGCGTGGCGCACTCGGCATGACCACCGTTGCTGACGCGTTCGCCAGCATCAGCACTGAGGAGGCCGGCAAATGAGCCTCCCCATCATTACTGCAGACCAGCGTCTGGCCGAGCGCCGTGGCGTGAAGGGTGTGCTCGTCGGCAAAAGCGGCATCGGCAAAACCTCGCAACTCTGGACGCTGAAACCCACGGCCACGCTGTTCTTTGATCTTGAGGCTGGTGATCTCGCGGTCGAGGGCTGGGCCGGCGACACGATCCGTCCGCGCACCTGGCAGGAGTGCCGTGACTTCGCGGTGTACATCGGCGGGCCGAACCCGGCGCTGCGCGACGACCAGCCGTTCAGCCAGGCGCACTTCGATGCCGTATGCGCGCGCTTCGGTGATTCGAGGGTCCTGGACAAGTACGACACCGTGTTCGTCGACTCCATCACCGTGGCCGGTCGCCTGTGTCTGCAATGGTGCAAGGGTCAGCCACAGGCCTACTCCGAGAAGACGGGCAAACCCGACAGTCGGGGTGCATACGGGCTGATGGGCCAGGAAATGATCGCCTGGCTGACCCACCTGCAGCACACGCGCGGCAAGAACGTGTGGTTCGTCGGCATCCTCGACGAGCGGCTGGATGACTTCAATCGCCGCGTGTTCTCCCTGCAGATCGACGGCTCCAAAACCGGCCTGGAACTGCCCGGCATCGTCGATGAGGTCGTCACCTTGGCCGAGCTGAAGGCCGATGACGGCGCAAGTTACCGCGCCTTCGTCTGCCACACGCTGAACGCATGGGGCTACCCCGCCAAGGACCGCTCCGGGCGGCTCGATCGGATCGAGGAGCCACACCTCGGCCGCCTCATGGAAAAGATCGCCGGTCCGGCCAGGCCCGCCATCGAGCGCCTTGAGTTCGCACGCCCCGCGCCCGTTGCCACCCCCGAATCCACTTCGACTCAGGAGTCCTGATCATGACCTACTTCGATTTCAATTCCGCTTCCGAACAAACCTCTTTCGACCTGATCCCCAAGGGCACCCTGGTGCGTGTCCGCATGACCATCAAGCCGGGCGGCTTTGATGATCCGTCGCAGGGATGGACCGGCGGCTATGCCACCCGCAACGACAACACCGGCTCGGTGTACCTGAACTGCGAGTTCGTCGTGATGGAGGGTGAGTTCGCCCGTCGCAAGATGTGGTCGCTGATCGGCCTGCACAGCCCGAAAGGCCCTGAGTGGGCCAACATGGGGCGCACCTTCGTCAAGGCGATCCTCAACTCAGCGTGCGGCGTTCATCCTGGCGACAACAGTCCTGCCGCGCAGAACGCGCGCCGCATCAGCGGGTTTGCCGATCTCGATGGCATCGAGTTTCTCGGCAAGGTCGACTGGGACAAAGACCAGAACGGCCAAGACAAGAGCGTGATCAAGGCCGCGATCACGCCCGACCACAAGGACTACGCCGCCCTCATGGGTGGCGCGCAGGGAGCGGCGAAAGCGCCAGCACCCGCAAACGGGTCGAACGCGTATGCCCAGGCCACGGGCCGTGCCTCCGTGCCGGGTCGCCCGAGCTGGGCACAGTAAGGGGGACGCCGCCATGATGCTCCGCCCCCGACAAGCCCTGCTAGTCGAGCGCTCCTTGGCGGCGCTCGCCCAACACGGCAACACCCTGTCTGTTGGCCCCACCGGGTCCGGCAAGACCATCATGCTGTCGGCGGTGGCCGGCAGCTTGTTGGCCGAGCCAGATGCCAAGGCCTGCATCCTCGCCCACCGTGATGAGCTGACCGGCCAGAACCTGACCAAATTCGCACGGGTGAATCCGGGCGTCAGCACCTCCGTGTTCGATGCCAAGGACAAATCCTGGTCCGGGCGCGCCACGTTCGCGATGGTGCAAACGCTGTCACGCGACAACCATCTCGCCGCGATACCAACACTCGATCTGCTGGTGATCGATGAGGCGCACCACGCCGCCTCGGCGTCTTACCGCCGCGTGATCGACCGGGTGCTGGACAAAAACCCGCACGCTCAGATCTTCGGGGTGACGGCGACACCTGCCCGCAGTGACGGCAAGGGACTGCGGGAGGTCTTCAGCAACGTCGCGGATCAAATCACGCTGGGCGAGCTGATTGCGTCCGGTCATCTCGTGCCGCCCCGCACCTTCGTCATCGATGTCGGCGCCCAGGAGCAGTTGACGCAGGTCCGGCGCACGGCCACTGACTTCGACATGACGGAAGTCGAGGCGATTCTCAACAAGACGCCCATCACCGATGCCGTGATCCGTCATTGGCGGGAGAAGGCCGGCGAGCGCAAGACGATCGTGTTCTGCTCGACCGTCGCCCATGCCGAGTGCGTGCGCCAAGCATTTCAGGATGCCGGTGTATCCGCCGTGATCGTGCACGGCGAGCTGTCCGATGCAGAGCGCAAGGCACGCCTTGCCGAGTACGAATCCGGCGCCGCACAGGTGGTCGTCAATGTGGCCGTGCTCACGGAGGGCTACGACTTCACGCCCACGTCGTGTGTCGTTCTACTGCGACCCAGCTCGCACAAGTCGACGCTGACCCAGATGATCGGGCGCGGCCTGCGCACCATCGATCCTACTGAGCATCCCGCGGTCATCAAGACTGACTGCGTGGTGCTGGACTTCGGCACCGCCACCTTGATGCACGGTTCCTTGGAGCAGGACGTCAACCTCGACGGGCACCAGCATCACGGGGAAGCACCGACCAAGGACTGCCCGTCCTGTGAAGCCACCGTCCCGCTCGGCTGCCGCGAATGCCCGCTGTGCGGATTCATCTGGGAGAACGAGACCACCGAGGAAGGTAACGCACTGGCCGATTTCGTGATGACCGAGATCGACCTGCTCAAACGCTCCAACTTCCGCTGGTGCGATCTGTTCGGCTGCGACGACGCGCTGATGGCGACCGGCTTCAATGCCTGGGGGGGCGTGTTCTTCCTGAATGGGCGCTGGCACGCCGTGGGCGGTGGCGAGGGTCTGCAGCCACGCTTGCTGGCCGTCGGCGACCGCACCGTCTGCATGGCCAAGGCCGATGACTGGCTGAACGATCGAGAGTCGGCGGACTCCGCGCACAAGACCAGACGTTGGCTGAACGAACCGCCGACCGCGAAGCAACTGCAGTATCTGCCGCAGGCGCTGCGCGCCGACTTCGGTATGACGCGCTATCAGGCATCGGCACTGCTGTCCTTCCAGTTCAACAAGTCGTCGATTCAGCGCCTCGTAGTGGCTGCCAACGATGCCCACCGGGAGGCCGCGTGAAATGTGCAGTCTGCTCCCGCAAGGCCAAGGGCTTCGGCTACTTCAATCCACGCCTTCCGCGCAACGATCCACGCCGTTACTCGGATCGCTGGGTGTTCTGCTCCATGCGCTGCCAGAACGCCTTCTCACGACTCATGGAAAAGACAGGAGGTCACATGATCGACCCGAGTGATATGGAGCTGGCCGCCATGGCGTCCTGCCTGGTTCCGCTGGGTGAGTACGTGGGCTCCATCGGCATGCAGCGACCGCTGGCGGATTACAGCAAAGACGAAGTCCTGATGCTGATCGACGTGGTGGTGACCGCCTACCAGGAACACATGCTCGTCGAGCACGAGCGGATGGCGGAGAAGGACCGCGCTTTTCTTGAGGAGCGACTCGCCCGCCAGGGTAAGCCTGCTTCGACGGGAGTGCCGTTCTGATGCTGGACTTCAATCATCGCCCCAAGATTCATGAGCAGATCGGTGTGCTCATCGATACCGCGCTGAGCGCCGAACGCGACAACCAAGCTCGGCGCAACTATCTCGGTGCGTCTCGGTTGGGCGTTGCCTGCGAGCGGGCTCTGCAATACGAGTATCTGCAAACACCGGTCGATCCTGGCTGGGACATGCCAGGTCGCGTTCTGCGTGTCTTCGAGGTGGGCCATGTCCTCGAAGAGTTGGCCATCCGCTGGCTGCGCATGGCCGGATTCGATCTGTACACGCAAAAGGCCAGCGGCGGTCAGTTCGGATTTTCCGTCGCGGGCGGTCGCATCCAAGGGCATGTCGATGGTGTGCTGAACGGCGGTCCCGCAGAGCTAGGAATGAGCTATCCGGCCCTGTGGGAGTGCAAGACCATGAACGACAAGTCCTGGCGAGACACGGTCAAGCACGGGGTCAGCAAATCCAAACCGGTCTATGCCGCACAAATGGCCATCTATCAGGCCTACATGGAGGCCAGCATTCCGGGCATCTCAGCGAACCCGGCGTTGTTCACCGCCATCAACAAGGACTCCGAAGAGATCTGGTTCGAGCTGGTACCGTTCGACGGCGGCCTGGCGCAGCGTATGTCCGATCGCGCGGTTCGGGTCATCACGGCAACGGACAGCCAGGAACTCCTGCCGCGCCATGCAACCACGCCAACGCATGTCGAGTGCAAGTTCTGCCCCTGGCAGGACCGCTGTTGGAGTTCGACATGATGGCCGACAACATCATCTGGCTCGACTTCAATGACGCGCCCGAGCAGCGCGACGAACTGACCTCCGACACCGATGCCTTGCGCGCTGGCTTGCTGGATCGACTTGAGGCCGTCCTCCACTACCTGTTTCCGCAGGGGCGCATCCGGGGTGGCAAGTTCTACGTCGGTGATGTCGATGGCAACCCGGGCAAGAGTCTGGTGGTTGAGCTGGACGGACCACGGCGCGGCCTGTGGAAAGACTTCTCCACCGATGAGGGCGGCGACATCATCGATCTGTGGGCGCGCTCGCAGGGTCGATCCGCCCGCAGCGACTTCCCACGCATCGCTGGAGAGATCCGGCAATGGCTCGGCATTGCTGCCCCGGTCGGCACGCCGATGCGCCGCGATATTCGCAGCGTGCCGATGGACGACCTCGGCGCCTACACCGGCAAATGGGATTACCTTACTCCCGATGGCGAGCTGATCGCCTGCGTCTACCGGTATGACCCGCCGACAGGCAAAGAGTACCGCCCATGGGATGTGCGAGCCCGCATGTGGCGCGCCCCCGACCCCAGGCCACTCTACAACCAGCCGGCCATCGCGAAAGCGCGAGAGGTCGTCCTGGTCGAAGGCGAGAAATGTGCGGCTGCGTTGATTGCCTGCGGCATTGCGGCCACCACCGCGATGAACGGCGCCAAGGCACCAGTCGACAAGACCGACTGGCGTCCATTAGCCGGGAAATCCGTGGTCATCTGGCCGGACCGGGATGCCCCTGGCTGGGACTACGCCGAGAGCGCAGCACGCGCTTGCGTGATGGCGGGCAGCGCATCCGTGGCCATTTTGGTGCCGCCGACCGACAAGCCGGCCAAGTGGGATGCGGCAGACGCTGTCGACGAGGGCTTCGACTGTGCGGCATTTATCGCCCAGGGTGACCGACGGATCGTAAAGGCAGCGGCTCCCTCTCTGCCCACCTTCACGCTGGGTGAACTGCTCGACGACAATTCGCCGCTGCCGCCGGATCTGATCGCCCCGCGCGTGCTGACACCGGCTGGCATGTTGGTGTTCGGCGGCGCACCCAAGGTCGGCAAGAGTGATTTCCTGCTGTCTTGGCTGGCGCACATGGCTGCAGGCGCTGTATTCCTCGGTATGCAGCCACCCCGTCCGCTGCGCGTGTTCTACCTGCAGGCCGAAGTCCAGTACCACTACCTACGCGAGCGCGTGAAGGACGTGCGCCTGCCATCCCACCGGCTTTTGGATGCTCGCGCCAACTTCGTCGCCACACCGCAGTTGCGGCTGGTGCTCGATGACGCGGGACTGGCGCAGGTGATCCCGGCGATCGCGCAGGCTTTCGGCGGCGAGCCTCCCGACATCATCGCAATCGATCCGATCCGCAACGTGTTCGATGGCGGCGACGCCGGTGGCGAGAACGACAACGGCGCCATGCTGTTCTTCCTGTCGCAGCGGGTGGAGCGCATTCGCCAGGCAGTGAATCCGGACGCCGGCGTCATCCTCGCCCACCACACCAAGAAGCTCGGCAAGAAGCAGTTCGAGGAGGACCCGTTCCAGGCACTGGCCGGCGCAGGAAGCCTGCGCGGTTACTACTCGACCGGAATGCTGCTGTTCCGACCCGATGAAACGCGCACCACTCGCCAGCTCATCTTCGAGCTGCGCAATGGCGCGGGTATCCCGCAACGGCACGTCGACAAGATCAACGGTGAGTGGCGGGAAGTCGACGCCAACGAGCGGTTGGTGATGAAGGACTACGGCCAGCGCTTGGATGCCGAGCGCCGCCGCAAACGCGACGCGATCCTTCAGATCTTGTTCGAGGAGGCCGGCAACGGGCGGTGCTACACCGCCAACCAGTTCGCGGAGTCCTTCGAGGGCAAGGCCGGCCTGGGCGGCGAGCGCACCATCCGCGAACGCGTCTCCGCGCTCTCGACGCAGGGCTACATCAAGTTTTTCCGCAACGCGGCTGACTACGGTCTGCCCTCCAGCGGCCGCACCAAGTTCGGCTATCTCTGCGTCGAAGGCATGGTGCTGCGCATGCCAGCGGGCGATGTCGACACGGCCACCGGCGAGCTGCCGATGCGCGAGCACACGGTGCTCCCGACCCACTACAAGTGCCCGCATTCCGGAGCCTCGATGCCCGTCGAGAACCCAGACGTGTGGGTCTATCACGACGAACTGAACGATCCGGAGGCCCCATGAATATTGCCCAATCGGCAGTTGGCAGCGCCGTTGCCAACTGCACTCATTTCCTTGCCAACTACCCGCAGTTGGCAAACCCCTGCCAACTGGAAGTCCAGTCAGATCAAGGCATTGCAGGGAATGACCCGCAGTTGGCAGTTGGCATCGCTGCCAACTTGCCAACTGGCGCAAACCCGCG